GTGACAATTTGTGGAAAATAGCAAGAAAATTCTACGGCGGTACCGGAAGCGACTGGAAGAAAATATATGATGTAAATAAGGATTTAATTGAAGCAGAAGCACGTAAATATAAATATAAGTCAAGCAACAATGGCTATTGGATTTTCCCTGGGGCCGTTTATATAATCCCGTAGGAGGTGTTGGGATTGATAGATGTAGCAAAGATAAAGTATCGGCTGGTTATTATGTCAGAAACAGGAGCGCAATATAACGTCAAAGATTATGTTGAAAACCTAGGTTGGGAGGAAAATAAAAGTGAGTTGGCAACAAGGATTTCCTTTACTACCAGGGATGAGAATTCGACGGCAGGTTTTTTATCCGCTATTGCCAAGTTGGGATGTTTAGTTGGTGTATTTGCTTCTGTTGGAGAGGAAACAGATGAAGAAGTAGCCCGGGGATATATCGTTACATGGAAACCTACGATATCAGGTGATAAGGATAAACTGGACTGTAAGTGCTATGATGAATTGTTTAACCTACAACAAAGCCAAGACAACATCTACTATTCGGCTGGTGCCGGGACCAAAACGGTTTTGGAACAGATTTTTGCTGACTGGCAGATCCCTATTGACCGCTACGAGGGGCCGAATGTAACACATGCAAAGCTGGTATACAAATCCGAGAGCCTGTCGGATGTGATATTAGATGTATTGGATGATGCAGTGAAAAAGGGTGGCGAAAAATGTATGGTTCGCGCCACTAAAGGTTCGGTCAATGTGCTGCCCTATGGTATTAACAAAGTCGTTTATTGTTTCGGTGTTGATAATACAAAGATTGTTAGCCATAACATCAGTTCGGCTGATATGGTAACACGAGTGAAAGTTATCGGGCAAGCCGATGATGAAGGAAAGAGTAGTGTTGAGGCGACATTGGATGGCAACATCCAGTATGGCGTCAGGCAAAAAATTTACACAAGGGGAAATGATGATAGTCTGGAAGACGCCAGATCTGCGGCTCAAAGCATCTTGGATGAAAGTGGAACGATCAAAGAGGAAATTACGGTGCAAGGGCTGGATGTTCCGACTATCCGGAAGGGAGATTTGGTTAATGTAAAAGTTGGAACATTGAATGGTTACTATTATGTCATGGGAATCCAACATGATGCTGATTCGTTTGAAATGACGATGGAGCTTGAAAAGGCAGAAAGCCAATAGGAGGTACGGTTATTAGATGGCGCATGATTCAAATTCAGGGACAAGCAAATTGGCTTCGGTTTTAATTTCGCGAATGAAAGAGGAGTCTCACTCTCCGCTGGTTTTGGACTTTGGAAGTATAGAGCAGGATGGTAGCTTAAAAACGAATACGTTTCCTGTAAATATCCCAAGATCTGATTATCGCATTTGCAGACATTTGAGCGGGCAGGTATTAAGTACATCTGGTGGAAAACATGAAGGCCATACGGAAGGAACTGGCGAACATTTGCACTCATTGTCGGGGAGTGTATTAAAAGCCGGTGATCGTGTCTTGGTGGCGTGGGTTAACAACGATGCGGTAGTAATTGATGTGATTGTATCTGCAAATGTGTTGTGAAAGGGGTAAGAATGGGTGCAAACATGCTATTTCCTGTATTCGAGGTCCCTGAAATGCAAAGAGAATCAGACCTGCATGATTATAAATACAGGCCGAGTGTTAAATGGGATTTTGAAGCGGGAGACTTTGTATTAGATGGAGCAAATAGGCTGGTTGAGTGTGATGGCATAAAAGCATATATAACGTGGTGCTATAAGGTTGTGCAAACAGAGCGTTTTAAATGTTTAGCCTATCCGTCAGAAATTGGAGTTGAAATGGATATGGCAGTAAGGGAACCGGATGAAAAGGCCGTTGAGTCTGCTATAGAAAGAACAATTACAGAAGCCTTACAGGTAAATCCTCGTACTGAATATGTACGGGGATTTTCGTTTTCCTGGCATGGAGATTCCGTGAAGTGCAGCTTTACAGTGAAAGGCAAAGGAACCAGTGAGGAAACCCTTACAGTCATATTATAGAAAGGAGGGAGCGTATGGGGATTACTTTTTCAGAACCGGAGTTTATTGCAGGGAATAGTCCTGAAGAAATCCAGCGCAGAATGATGGAAAATCTTCCGTCAGGAATTGATGATCTTCCAGGGGGCTTCCCTTGGGATTTTACGATGCCGACTGCTCTGGAAAAGTCAGAGTTAATCAATTATTATTTGGTCAGAACGTTGATGTTGATGTTTCCAATGTGGGCATGGGGTGAATGGCTTGATTATCATGCAAATGAATGTGGATTATCTCGGAAAGCAGCAACCTATGCAGAATGTGCGCTTACTATTATTGGAGTTGCTAGGACAGCGATACCTGCGGGAAGTCAATTCGCAACCGTAGCCTCACAAGCATCTGAATCTTTGTTTTTTCATACCAAAGAAGAGGTTTCTATCGGGAGCAACGGGCAAGCGCAAGTACAGGTCTATGCAGAAAAGAGTGGCAAAGACTCGAACGTAGCACCGGATACAATTATCCTGATGGGAAAGCCGGTCATGGGTATTAAAAGTGTCTCTAATAAACTGGCGGCTACAGGTGGAACTGAAGAGGAAAGCGACGATGAACTTAGAGAAAGGATACAGGATGCTAATAGGACTGAATCTGCAAGTTTTGTTGGGAATGATAGTGATTATCGGCGCTGGGCAAAAGAAGTAGCAGGAGTCGGGGATGTGATTGTAATACCAGAGAAAAATGGGCCGGGAAGCGTTCAACTGGTTATCATGGATGCTAATGGGTCCCCTGCAAACGAGGCAATCCGGCAGAAGGTTTATAATTATATCGTCTCTCCCTCAGATCGGATGTCAAGAAAAGCACCGATTGGGGCTACTGTCACAGTAATAGCGCCAGAAACTGTAATTGTAAAATATGTGGCCTCAGTGGATGTAGCAGGGGGTTACAGTCTGGAGGCTGTTATCAGCCAATTTCGAGAACAGGTGCAGACATACTATTCAACAGCACAGGATGAAGGGGTTCTTAAATATATTAGGGTATGCGCAATATTAAGTGATATCCCAGGTGTGAATGATTTTCGTAATCTGAAGATTAATGATGGCACTGGTAATGTGATAATCCAAAAAGATAAGTGCTTCTCAACTGGGAGTATCTCTTTTTAATGTTTTCATCCTAGCAGGATAAAGGAGGTGCGTAGATGGATTTGAGTGATTTTCCAAAATGTGAGGTAGCTAAGCGAATGTTGAGCTATGTTACTCCGGGTTTCTACGAAGAATCTTATGTGGGTAAATGGATTTTTGAGGTCATGGGGCTGGAAATGGAAGATGCCCAGCGGCTGTTTGAGGAGTCGCGGGAGCAGATATTTCCAGAGATTGCGACCTGGGGGTTAAGATATCATGAACAGAAGTACAGTATTGTTCCGTTACCTTCAGATTCTTACGAAATTCGCCGGAGACGGATTTTGGCGCGTATGAGTATGTACGGTGCCATGAATCCAGAGCGTTTGAAGCAGATCGTCGAAGGGATATCTGGGAAAAAGTGCGAAATTATTGAAAATTTTGCCGACTATACGTTCCAAGTAAAGCTGATTATAATCGGTAGCAATGGAGAATTTGATGTTAAAACCCTAAAAGAAAAAATCAATAAAATAAAGCCGTCCCATTTGGCTTATCAGATCGTGTCGGAACGTCCGCTAGGAGCAGAGGTCTTTGTTGGTGCAATTATGCAGCAAGCAGAAATTATAACAATAAGGCAGGTGATGTAAATGGCATTTGGAGGAACAATTATAACAAGAAATGGTAGAAATGCTTTGGCAGGTGCACAACTAAGTGGAAAGTTGGAGTTTTCACATATTGCCATTGGCGATGGAAAGTTCACAGGAAGTTTTAATGATATAACAAAGCTTTCGCATGAATTATTCAAATTAACAAATCTAAGGCGGGAAATACATGATAATTTGTGTTTTATAGAAGCGGATTTAAACAATGGAAATCTTAGTGAGGGATATTATTTTAGAGAAATTGGTTTATTTGCAAAAATTGATGGTAAAGAGGTCTTGTATGTCTATGATAATTCCGGTGATGATGCGGAGTATATTCCCGCATTAGAAGGTGCGGTAAGTAACGAGAAAAGAATACGGCTTCAGTTGCAAATATCAAGCGTCAAAAATATAACTGTCAGTACGCCAAGCGTATTATATGCAACTAAATATGAGATGGATGACTTGGCGAACAATGTAGCGGTGACAGAAAAACAAGTCGAAGAGGCATTGGACGCCTATAACAATTTGAGTATCGGTGGCAGGAATTATCTGCTAGGCACTTCTAGTGAACAAAGCGTTACTGGAACCAATGCGGCAAATCAAGGATTTTACCCCTATGCGTTATCAACTGGCAGGTTAATGGATATGGGTTGGCAAGATGGGGACTGGGTCACCATAGCCATAGACTGGGAGGCAAAAGGTAGTGGGTTTAGCGGCTCTTTTTATCTGCAGTTTTATGGTGCCCTTTACGATCCACGAAATGGACTAAAAAATATTACAGTGGTTGGGTGGCCTTCTGGCACACCTAACTCTACAGTCAAAATAACACAAGAAACCACGTCAGGGAGATGCGTAATAACAGGGCAGATAAATGCGGAGGCCGTGAGTCCGTGGACGTGGATAGATTCGACTACTGGCAAGCTAGGGTTTAGGCTTGATAATGTCCCATCAACGGTGACGCTGACCTTTGGTGGTGCGAAGCTCGAAAGAGCCAGTAGACCCAGCGACTGGTCCCCCGCTCCAGAAGACCTAGCCACATCTGTCCAACTCGCGTCCGCGGTTACGCAGATGTCCGGAAAGATCACCAACACAGTAAGTGAGGCAATAAATACTTTGTCAATTGGCGGGCGTAACTACGCATTAGGGACAGGCACACCCAAAACACTAACCGGTTTTACTGGAGCAACCAACTACTGCACTGGAATATATAAGGTTTTAGTAGACAAATCGTGGAATATAGGAGACAAAATCACGATATCTTGCGATATCGAGTACACAAGCCTTAAATGGACTGACACACGTAACATATGCTGGATACAATGGGGTGCAAATACAGGGGACTGGAACGCAGGAAAGTATTTTATAAAACCAGAGTCTGGTACAAGCGGAACGATACATGTAGAATATTCTTTTTCGTTAACCGCCGACCACCTTAGCAATGAGTCCTGTACCGTATCTATTCGTACCGACTATATAACCGGTGGTGCAATCACATGGAAAAATCTTATAGTGGAACGTTCTACGAAAGCCAGTAGTTGGTCTCCCGCCCCGGAAGACATCCAGCTTCAGATGGATGATTTGCAGACAAACATCAACGATCTAAATGCAAGTTTCCCGGTTTCGGTCGCAAACGGCGGTACAGGAGCGACAACCGCTGCAGCGGCAAGAAACAACCTTGGATTAGGCAATACAACAGGAGCCGTGCCAATCGCAAACGGCGGTACCGGAGCCACAACCGTTGCGGCGGCAAGAAGTAACTTAGGGGTCACGCCCGCAAATATTGGGGCGCTTCCTCTTACTGGCGGAACCTTGACAGGGAACTTATCTATGGGAACCAAGTGGGTGTCTTTTAATGCCGGTCATATATCATCAAATGCGAATCAGGCACTATACTTTGCTGCATCCAATGAATCTGCTTATGAAGTCTTTTTAGGTGTCAGAAACAGTTTGTGGACATTTTGCCCTGCAACCAATAACAACGTCAACCTTGGAACAGGCAGCTACCGCTGGAATCAATTGTTTGCGACGACATCTACTATTTCGACTTCTGACCGTACCGAAAAAAATTCCATTGAGACATTAGATACAGATCTTTGGAAAAAATTCATAATGGGTTTAAACACGGTATCATACAAACTAAATAACGGCACATCTGATCGTAGACACAATGGTATGATCGCACAGGATGTAGAAGTCTTAATGGAATCTCTTAGGATTGCTTCCAAGGACTTCGCAGGATTTATCAAGTATGAAAAGACAGAACAGGTAGAAACCGGCGTTAATAAGAATGGTGAGCCAACATACAAGGATAACCCCCTGCTAGATGCCAATGGAAACCAGATCTATGGGTATGGCTTGCGATATGAGGAGTTTATTGCGCCGATGATCTCTACGATCCAATCACAGCAGCAAGAAATTTATAGTTTGCGATCGGAATTAACGGAGATAATGGCGAGACTTGTGGCACTAGAGGGAAAATAAGCAAGGAAAGGAAGGTACTATGACAGACGAAGAAATTGCAGTGGCCTTAAAAGGCCATGAGCACGAAATCGGATCACTAAAACACCGCATGAGCGCTCAGGAAGAACAGGCGAAAGCCATACACTCGATAGTTGTATCCGTCGAGAAATTGGCGCTTAATATGGAGCGCATGGCAAAGGAACTCGAGAAACAGGGAAGACGCCTGGAAAAGCTAGAAAGTGAGCCAGCGGCCCGCATGTCACAAATCAAAACAGCAATCATTACAGCACTTGCAACCGCCGTTATCGGCAGTATCGTGGGTGCTATTTTATTGCTCGCTTAAAAAAAGGAGAATCAAAATGAAAATTGAAAAGGGAACAATCGCAAGGACAGTGGTACTAGTAGTGGCACTTATAAATCAAGCACTCGCAATGTTTGGAAAGGAGATTTTGCCATTTGCAGAGGATGATATTTACACGGCAGTAACAACCATCCTGACACTCGGAGCCACAGTATGGGCCGGGTGGAAAAATAATAGCTTTACGACGGCGGCAATTGAAGCAGACGAGTACATGAAAACCCTGAAAAGTGAAGAAGTGGAGGAATAATATGATGAAAGCAGCAGAGAAAAGAAAAGCAGTAGCAGACGCCTATAAGGAGTGCATCAACCGAAATCTCTACAGTCAGGATACCACCAGGCGCGAATGCGCCTTCAAGCCGCACACGGATGGTAAGTATTATTCGGATTGCTCCAGCTCGATTCGGCTGGCGTACAAGAAGGTTGACATTGGTCTAAGCTACATCGGCGGCAATACTGCCGGCATGTATAATTCCACGCTGGGAAGCATCGTGGACATAACCGTAGTTAATGGTGTACCGACCAACCCGGCGCAGTTAAGAGTCGGCGATATTTTATTGTTTGCCGGTACAGATTCCAGCCGCCCGTTGTGCATCGGCCACGTGGAGATGGTTTATTCCATCAGCGGCAGCAGCGTCACCTTGTGTGGTCATGGCAGCGGTAACCCATCTTATAAGGATATGGCAACGTACTGCAAGACCAGATACAATACCAAGATAGGCACCACAAAGGGCAATAAGGGCCTTGTATGTGTAAAACGTTATGTGCAGGATGATGATACGGTCCCGACACCTGCGGAGACCAATGAGACACCGGCAGCGAACAGCGAAAACGTGGACTATGTAAACGGCCTATACCGGGAGCTACTTAACAGGGAGCCGGATGCGGTCGGCCTTGCACACTGGGTAGGAGGAATGGATAGCGGCACTATGTCCAAAGACCAGGTCAGGGCGGGTATTGTTGAGTCCCAGGAGTACAAGGGCAAGTACCCGAACCAGACAACTTTACAGATCCGTACTTGGGTAGATGAATATTTGGGGTGGCGTGTAGAGGATCTTAAGACAGCACTGTGCGCGGCCCTCCAAATGTATCTTAATCGCACCTACAGCGCAGGGCTGGCTGTAGACGGTTCTTTCGGGCCGAAAACAAAGGCTGCCTGCCGGGCGGTCAAAAAAGGCAGTAAAGGGGATTTAGTTCGCGTTTGCCAGGCCATGCTATACGCCCAGGGCTATGATCCAAAAGGCTTTGACGGCAGTTGCGGCCCTGGATGTGATGCGGCAATACGGCAGTACCAAAAGGATCACGGTCTGGCAGTGGATGGCAGTTGCGGGCCGAATACATTTTACTCTTTATTTAACAAATAACATTGCAGAGTCCCGGGGGCAATCCTCCGGGACTATTTTTTTGCAACTCTTGAGGCAAAGATATTCTTGTAGAAATATTTACGGAAATAGGATATAGTAGATATAGTGAAAAATTTCCAGATATAGCAATAATGGGAAGCTTGTGGATTAAGTATAAGTGGCTGAAAGTGAGAAAAGTATGATGACATCATTTAAAGATTTTTATGAACATATTGGCTTTGAAGGCTATCCCTTTTTTGACCGAACTGCGGAAAAAGAGGACACTACCAACTTGTTCATTTCGCCCCCCAACTATTCCATT